TACAATCAGGACAACTAACTCCCACAGAAATTTCACAGTATAGAACACAAATAGCAAATCTTGAGGGAGTGGTTCTTGGGAGTCGTGAAAGCACATTGGCTAATTATGCCTTCTCCAATATATTGGGGACCGTAACGGCGGGTGTTCGGTTCAAGAATAACCTCATTTCACTACTGGCATTTGGAAGTTCGGAATACACAATAAATCCCGTAGATTGGAATGTTGGGAGTGAAGAACCAGTCAGTTGGAATACTATATCCGAAGATATAATCCGCAGTTATGCTAGTTCCGCAGAAATACCTGGTCTAGAAGTTGAATTTATCTACAACAACACCAACACCGAAGAATATTGTATGTGTCTCGATGCGGGGCTGTATGGATTTGACGGACATCCTGATGTGGATCAAAGAATAGTGTCGTTTCAAAATCCAATAGAAAACGCCCAAGCCTTGAAAGACCTTGGATTCAATGGAGATCCCGCAGATTTCACCCAATTAAAAAATTTCTTCACCTTAGACCCAGAATACCTAAAAAGTAAAGGGGTTCGAGGAGTACGACCGTATCGATACGGACCTAATTGGGCTTTCGGTGGTGGTTTCTTGTCCCTGAACATTCTTGCCACGGCAGTCCCTGAGTTCAAGAATTGGGAAGCCCGAAACTCTGGAAAGATACGGATGTCTGGAACACCAAATGGAGAGCCGTATGCTTTCGGCAATCAATGGCTGGAATGGGGAGGAAGAATAGGCATTCCAGAGATTGAGTATGTGCCAGTAAATCCTGTGACTCTCGGGGGAGGCGATTTTGTGGACATGAACTTTGGCTATCGTGGTGCCCTACAAGGAAGTCTTATCTACCGTGGCCGATTGCCATCAGATGTTCTTGCGTATGAAAACAGCGATTACGAGTTTGCTTTCACCGGTATAACTTATGGGAATAGCCCGCTCGGAAACGAGGGAAACAGTAAATACTTCATAGCCCTAACCAATATTCGTCAAGACGATGCTGTGACCAATGAAGAAGCATACGGAATAAGCGGCGACTTGGAGACTTTGGTTTTCTCACAGAGGTTCAGTGAGTCCCCACAAGACAAGACCATACATATAGCATAAAAGGAGCAATAAACCATGAAAGTGAAACTATCGATACTGTTTGACGCACATCCAGCCATTGAACTCTTGGCAAAACAGTTCTTTGCCGTTTCGGAAATCGGAAAGGTTCGGAACCTTATAGACGATGTAAATGGACACTATGCCGAGATTGCCCGAAAGCAAGAAGAACTACTTGGCCTGTATGCCAAACAGACAGAAACGGGCGATTACGAGATGGACGACGACAAAAAAGGCTTCTACGAGATGGAATTGACCCAATTCTTGGAAAAAGAAGTAGATATCCGGTGGGAACCCATGCCTATCGAAAACCTCGGGGAAAAAGTTCGTATGCCCATTCAAGGGTATAATCTACTTCAGTTCCTGTTCACACAAGCAGAACAGCCTGCTGAAACTGTGGCTTGACTTCAGGAGGAACCCCCGTATACATAATAAAAGAAGAAGGGGGTTCTGATGGCACAACCGTATTCTCGGCAATCACTAAAAGACTATTGTCTTCGGCGTTTAGGCGCTCCGGTCATCAATATTAATGTTGACGATCAGCAACTGGAAGACCGATTAGACGACACTCTACAGATATTTTCCGAATACCATTTTGATGGTGTGGAGAGGATGTTTTTTCCGTATCAACTGACGGCAGAAGATATTGCCAACAAATATGTGGATACCGACAAACTGAGCAAAAACATCATAACGGTTCGGCGGGTGTTTCCGTTCGGATTCGGTCTAAGCAACGTGACAAACATGTTTAGCGCCCGCTATCAGATGCACCTCCAAGACTATTTTGGTCTACGGAACGGAAATTTCAATCTTGGTTACTACGATATTGCTCAACAATATATCAACATGGTTCAGCAGATATTGGAACCAGAGAAATCATTCAACTTTAGTCGTGTCACAAATAAATTGAGTATAGACACCAGTTGGAAAGAAAATATTCAGTCTGGAATGTATCTGATGATTGAAGCGTATGTGGTTCTTAATGCCGAACAGTATCCTGAAATATTCAACGATCGTCTGCTTAAAGAATACTACACCGCTATGGTAAAGCGGCAATGGGGACAAAACTTGTCTAAGTTCTCGGGCATCCAATTGCTCGGTGGTATTCAAATGGACGGGCAGAAGATTTACGATGATGCTCAGGCACAGATAGACAAAATTGAAGAGCAACTACAAGACAAATACGAACTACCCGCAGACTTCATGGTAGGATGATACATGAAGAACCCGTACTTTAAGCACGATTTTGCCGAAACACGGCTCATGGAAGACCTTGTAACCGAGGCCATTGAGATTCACGGTTACGATGTCGTCTATATTCCCCGTGAAAAAATAGTACGGGATAATCTTTTCGGTGAAGACTGGCTCTCCAAGTTTGACGGTGGAGCCGCCTATGTGGAGATGTATATTGCTTCTTTTGATGGAGTAGAAGGTGCTGAAGTTTTCTCCAAGTTTGGTATTCAAAAGAAAGAAAAACTAAAACTCGTTGTCTCCAAGAGAAAGTTTGAAAGGGCCATGTCCCATTACATGCCAGAATTGTTCCGGCCCCGTGAAGGTGATCTGATCCATATACTGCCCCTGAAACAATTTTTTGAAATCACCTTCGTGGACAGCAGCAGTTCTTCTCATTTCTATCAAGGAGACAGGCTCTATACCTACACCATAACCGCAGAAGGCTATCAATTCGACAGCGACATTATACACACAGACTTTACCGAAATCGATAATCTGGTTACACATGACAGTGAACTTATGGTTTATCTCGACATTGATGAAGTTTGTGGTTCTTTCAAGAACAACGAAACTGTTTATGTGGGAAGTTCTCTGACCGGTTCTTCTTTCTATGGAACTATAGTAAACTACGACAAGAACACACCAGACCTGCTACAAATTCGCAACTACGGCGGGTCGGCGGGGGCAGTCGTGGGCCAAACAATCACCGGTCTTATTTCTGGTGCGTCTGGCTCCATTGCTGCGGACATGGGCAATACCTTGTCTAACATCCCCACAGACCTGTTTGCCAGCAACGATGAATTGCGTACAGAGGGCCACACCATTATTGATTTCTCTGAGGTCGATCCATTCTCGGAGGGTAATTACTGATGTTTACCCACTTTTACCACAGCACTATAAGGAAGTATGTTGTTGCCTTTGGCACACTTTTCAACAACATAAAAATAGAAAAGCCTGGAGAAGATGGATCTTTGGCAAAAACCCATGTGCGGGTTCCTCTTTCCTATGCTCCCAAGGAAACCTATGTCCGTATATTACAAGAAAATTTTTCTATATTGATAAGTGGAGACGATCAAGGCAGACAGCAATGGGCAGGATTCCTTCCCCGCATGTGCTTTGAAATAGCAAATATTACCTACGATCCCACTCGCAAACGCAACACTATGAGCAAAAATGTGATGTATGATGCTACTTCGACTGGTAAATTGTCATACACTTATTCTGAAATTCCATATAACATAGAATTTAACCTCAGCATAATGACCAGAAAAATCGATGATGGGTTACAGATAGTGGAACAAATCATCCCTTATTTTGCTCCAGAATTTGTTGTTACCCTGAATCTTGGAGAATTTGCCCCCAAAGTAGACATTCCAATAACTCTCAATAGCGTGAATCAGACTGTGGAATATGAAGGAGAAGGGGATGCGGTAAATGTCCGTGTTGTGACTTGGGATTTGGTTTTTACTCTGCGTGGATATGTGTACGGACCAGTAAAGAACTCTTCTATTATAAAGACTGCCATAGCAGAGTTTTTCAATCGAGGAACAGACTATCGTTTGGAAACTGTGCGAGCCGATGCCCTAGATCCCGATTCTCCAGACGAACCACCGTTCACCCTTGCCACAGACCCCAACGATTACAAAACAAATATACGAATATTTGGAGAATCGGCCACGGACAACGACATATTTGACCCCAACGGATGATGGAGATTAGAAAATGGAAGAAGAACAAGGTGAGCGAATATCGGACAAATTGAATATAGGATTTACTCCCCAAGACGGTGGAGCCATTCGCAAAGTGGCTCCCGACATACAGGCAATTGAAGGCGGAAAGCCCATAGACGACCTGGATTTAAAAAAGGACTATCTCACGGTACGAAAAAACCTGCGTGAGATCCTTATGAGCGGATCAGACGCCCTTGATGGGGTACTTACCGTAGCCAAAGAAAGCGATTCTCCCCGTGCGTACGAGGTTGCCGCCCAACTTATAAAAGCGGTTTCAGATGTAAACAAAGACCTGCTCGAAGTCCACAAGAAAATTAAAGAAATCGAAGGTGAGTCTGAGAGCAAAAAAGCCACAAGCATCACCAACAATTCCATTTTTGTGGGCAGTACCCGTGAACTACAGGCACTACTTAAAAATAAAGCCAAAGAAACTAAAGAAATAGTGGACACACAGATCGTGGAGGCTGAAGGTGACGGACAAACAGGATAAAGGGGCATATCTAGGCAATCCCAACCTGAAATCGGCAAATGTGCCGGTTCAGTTTACCGAAGAACAAGTCTCGGAATACATGAAGTGTGCCGAAGATCCTGTCTATTTCATAAAAAAATATGTACGAATTGTAAATCTTAACGAGGGATTGATTCCTTTTGACCTGTATGATTTTCAGGAACGGTTTGTTCAGACTATTCATGCGAACCGATTCGTGATTTCCAAGTTTCCACGGCAGAGCGGAAAAAGTACCACGGTCATATCCTATATTCTCCATACAGTTCTGTTCAACCCCAACCAGAATGTGGCGATTCTTGCGAATAAACTTGCCACAGCCCGTGAACTCTTACACCGTCTAAAATTGGCCTACGAGTACCTGCCCAAATGGATACAACAAGGCGTAATCAGTTGGAACAAAGGGTCCATAGAACTTGAAAACGGTTCCAAGATTCTGGCTTCGGCCACTTCTTCATCTGCTGTTCGTGGTAATTCTTTCAATCTCATACTCTTGGACGAGTTTGCCTATGTGCCTTTCAACATTGCGGATGAGTTCTTTTCGTCGGTATACCCCACAATTTCTTCAGGGAAGAACACCAAAGTCATAATCGTGTCTACCCCCAAGGGCATGAACATGTACTACAAGTTGTGGACAGATGCCGTAAATAAAAGAAATGAGTATGTCCCCGTAGAAGTCTTTTGGGATGAAGTGCCAGGTCGTGACGAGGCATGGAAAGAGCAGACCATCAAGAATACTTCGGAAGAGCAGTTTCGCACGGAGTTTGAGTGCGATTTCGTGGGGTCTGTCCATACGCTAATTTCAGCAAAGAAACTACAGACCCTGACCTTTGTAAACCCCATCCACAAAACTGAAGACGGATTCAAGGTGTACGAAAAGCCCCAAAAAGGGCATAATTACATTCTGATAGCAGACACCGCTAGAGGCACAGGAAACGATTACCATGCGTTTGTGGTTATAGACATGACCACCCCACCGTATCGAGTTGTGGCTACTTTTCGAAACAACACCATTCCTCCAGCCATTTATCCCACAGCCATAATATCAGCGGCACGACAGTTTAATGAAGCCCTCGTCCTTATAGAACTAAATGATATTGGTGGACAGGTTTCTGACATCATCCATGAAGAATTTGAGTATGAGGGGCTGATGTCTACTTCCATAAAAGGCAGAAAGGGACAAGTTTTGGACGGAGGATTTAACGCCCAAAACCAACAACGGGGTGTAAAAACCACCGAAGTGGTGAAACGGGTGGGATGTACCACACTCAAAGGTCTTATAGAGCAAGACCGACTAATGATAGAAGACTTCGATCTGGTCAAAGAATTATTCTCTTTTGTCGCTAAAAAGAATTCTTTTGAAGCCGAAGTGGGCCACAACGACGATCTGGTTATGACTCTTGTCCTTTTTGCCTGGCTAACTACCCAACTATACTTTAAGGATATTACTGGAGGCAATATTTCGTTTGAGATGTATGCGGGACAGATGCGGCAACTAGAGGAGGAGATGTTTTTTGGATTTCTTGATGATGGTCTAACAGACAACGACTCCGAAAATATTCAGGGCGGATGGACTCCGATACGGTAAAGCGGTCAAACACCATAAAATATACATACAAGCAGAACCAAAGTCCGATTATTAGATTTTGCCAAGAAGGAGAACGCACATGGCATTCCAAATAAGTCCTGGGGTAAACATCACAGAAATTGATAGAACAGGGGTTGTGGCCCAAGTTTCCACCACAATCGGCGGTTTCGCCGGAGATTTCCGTTGGGGTCCGGTGAACGAAATCACCACTATTGACTCTGAAAACACGCTTGTAGCCCGATTCGGCAAACCAGATCCAGGTAATTACCTGTCATTCTTTTCTGCTGCGAACTTTTTGGGGTATGGTTCTGCTCTCACCGTAGTTCGTGCTGCGGACAGTGCGGCCAAACTTGCCACCAGAAGCGGTGGTAAAAACGCAAATACCCTTTGGAACCAGAAACTGTACGATACTGCCACCAACTACGGAAACAGTGCCGCAAGTGGCTTTACGGGAATTGCGGTTGCCAAGTATCCAGGACTCGCAGGAAACAGCCTGAAAATCTCTTACTCCGACAATTTTGAGCGTGGTATTACTTTTGCTGGGTTGACAACTATCGCTGGTCTTCCAAACGGGTTTACCTTTAATTCCGCAGGCACTGAAGTTGCCATTGGAATCACGGGAGAGACTGATGCCATCGGAGCCGCAAACTTTGCCAAAGTTGCTGCCGGCGATTACCTGCGGTTTGCTGATGCCAACGGTGGGAACAAGGACTTCTTGGTCAAGTCCCTGACGGAAAGAACAGGCTCTGGTGGAATAATAACCCTTAGCATTTCTGGAGTGACCGCATCCGTGGCAACTCTCATAACCGGAAAAACTGCTGCCACAGCGGTATGGGCATATGCTCAATATGCTCCTTACTACCCTGGAACAAGCAGTCTTGCCGCACTCCGTGGATACACCAGCGACGAAATAGCCGGTGTTGTAATCGACGAAGACGGAATGTTCAGCGGAACTCCAGGCACAGTACTTGAAGGCTTTGTTGGTTCCAAGTCCGCCAACGCAATTCTTGCCGATGGAAGCAACAACTACTATGTGAACAAAATAAACGAATCCCCTTATGTTGCCTGGATTTCCCATCCAGAAACAGGGGAAGTCACCGCAAACGATGTTGCCTTCGGAGGAACATTTGCCCTTATCGGTGGTGCGGGTAGTTTCGCAACACTGAAGGCTAATATTTACGGTTCTCTTACAGGAGCAACTGATCCTACTCCAGCAGCAGGAGACATCCAAACAGCATACGACGAGTTTGCTGATACGGACAATGTGGATGTTTCCTTGTTGCTACAGGGTGCCCACAACAGCACAGTAGCAAAATACATCATAGACCTTGCCGATACTCGCAAGGATTGCGTTGCTTTCGTGTCTCCAGATCTGGACGATGTGAAAGACAAAACATCCAGTGCTGCCCTGAACAATGTGTTGGATTTCAAGCGTAATGTTCTGAACAAGAACACATCCTATGCTGTTCTTGATAGTGGCTGGAAGTACCAATACGACAAGTACCACGACACCTACCGCTGGATGCCACTCAATCCTGATGTGGCTGGTCTGTGCGCCAGAACGGACAACCTTACAGATCCTTGGTTCTCTCCAGCGGGATACAACCGTGGTCAGATCCGCAATGTGATCAAACTGGCTTTCAATCCAGTAAAGGCTGAACGGGATGCTCTGTATGCCAACAACATCAATCCAGTCATCTCTCAAGCCGGGCAAGGAACCTTGCTCTTTGGAGACAAAACCTTGCTCTCCAAGCCCAGTGCTTTCGACCGCATCAATGTTCGTCGTCTGTTCATTGTGCTTGAGAAGGCTGTGGCAACGGCTGCGAAGTTCCAACTCTTCGAGTTCAACGACGAGTTTACCCGTGCCAATTTCTTGGGTATTGTGGTTCCGTTCTTGCGGGATGTGGTGGCTCGTCGTGGAATCACCGAGTTCAAGGTGATCTGCGACGAAACGAACAATACAGCGGAAGTGATCGACCGCAATCAGTTTGTGGCAGACATCTATATCAAGCCAAATCGCTCGATCAACTTCATTCAGTTGAATTTCATTGCCACACGGTCTAATGCTCAGTTCAACGAAATCGGTCCATCAATCAACATCTAAAGCAGAGAGGTAAACACCAATGGCAGATTCGATTCAATCATTTCTTAGCGGGTTTAAAAATCCCGCAAAGACAAACCTCTATAAACTCACTATCTTTCCAGAGGGAGTGGCAAAAAGTCCTGAAGGAAACGCTTTCAACTTGAGAGCCAAAGGCTCCCAGTTGCCCACAAGCGACATCAATATTATTGAAATTCCATACAAAGGCCGTAAGGTAAAAGTACCAGGAGAGCGGACTTTTGCTGAATGGACTGTTACCGTCATGGAAACCGCAGAAATGGGTATGCGTAAAAGATTCGAAGAGTGGATTTCGGCAATGGACGCACCAGACACCATTACGAGAAACACCGACGCACTCTCTAGAATCCACTGCGATCTGTTACAACCAGACAATTCCACTATAGCAATGCGATATGTGCTATACGGGGCATTCCCCACAAGCATTGCTTCCGTAGACCTGACCTTTGATGAGCAGACAGCACCTCTAGAATACTCGGTGACATTCCAATACTCATATCACACAATAGAAAACTGATAATCAAGATATTTGAAAATCATCGTAAGAAAATGATAAATACTGGTGAAAGCCAGTATTTGTCTATTAGGAGGCAACCATGACCATTGCAAGCACGCTGTCCACAATCAAAGCAGGATTGGCCCGCACAAATCTATACTCTATAACCATACCAGAGGGATCAATAAGCCAACTGCTCCAAATACGAGGAAAAGGGACTCAACTCCCCGCATCAGATCTTGGCGTAATAGAGGTTCCCTATAGGGGCAGAAAACTGAAAGTTCCAGGTCAAAGAACTTTTGCGGAATGGACTGTTACCGTAATGGAAACCGAGGGAATGGAAGTCAGAGGAGTATTAGAGGCTTGGATAAATGCTCTTGATAATGCTGAAACCGGAGCAAGAGATCCAGCAAAAATGCGAGACATAACAGTACAACTTCTTAAAACAAATGGTGGTTCTTCTATAACTTACAATTTGTTTGGAGCATTTCCTACGAGCATTGCTTCTGTGGATCTTAGTTTTGATGAGCAAACAGCACCTCTAGAATACCAAGTTACCTTTAATTATTCCTATCATACTGTTACTGCCGGTGGAGGTGGCGGACAGCAGTCGGGGTCACAAGGACCACAAATACAAACCTCGGGCACAGGACTACAGTTCTTTGCTTGACCTAAATAAGTGAACAGCAGGAGAATATAATGCCTATTAATATCTTTGGATTTGAACTCGGCAAAAAGAAAATGCCGGAAACAATCAAGCAGATAGAGCCTACCGAAGAACCTCAAGTAAAGTCTTTCATCCCACCAGATATAGACGACGGTGCGTCGGTAATTGACTATATTGGTGGGTACGAGTTCGGTGTACAACTTATCAACTACGATGTGGCATATCGTAGTGATGCCGAACTAATAGCGAAATACCGCCAGATGGCCGAACATGCGGAAGTCCAAACGGCCATAGACGACATTGTGAATCAGGCCATTGTTCTAAACGAAAACACTGACCCCATAAGCATCAATCTGGACAAGGCAGACTTGGGTGCGGGCGTCAAAAAGAAAATACACGAAGAGTTTGACTACATCTGTCGAATGCTCCACTTTGACACCCGTGGATCTGATCTTTTTCGCCGTTGGTATGTGGACGGTCGCTTGTATGTTCAGATCCTTATGGACGAAAAACAACAGAAAAAGGGCATTG